AACAAGACGATCAACGTCGCAAAACGCTTGAGGATCAGGGGCAGTGGAAGGATCTCTGGGAAGAGGCCAATAAAACTGCTCAAACCAAAGATCAACAGATAGCTGATTTGGAGCGTCAGTTAGGTGAGCTTCGGACATCTAACGAGACTGCTGCAATGAAAACGTCTGCATTGTCAGCTATTAATCAAGCTGGCGTAATCAACTCTGATCAAATGCTGCAGCTTGTTCAAAGCAATTTGAAAAAGTCTGATGATGGCAGCGTCAAAGTATTGAATGGCGGCGTTGAGGAAGACCTTAACGTTTACCTAGCCAAGCTAAAGAACCCTGGCTCTGGTTTTGAGCATCATTTTAAGCCTAGTAGTCAGGCTGGAATGGGAGCCAAGCCAGTTACTGGAATTTCTGGTACTGGAGGCGTCGCTAATCCTTGGTTAGAAGGTAGTATTAACTTAACCAAGCAAATGACCTTGGATGCTACTGACCCTGATCTTGCAGCTGTGCTCAGGAGAGAGGCCGGTAAATAGTCCCCGTGGGACACCATCTCAAGTCTGTGACTTGAACACCCGCAAACTTTATCCCTGAATAAGAAGTGGCCGCACCATTTCAGAATTATTCCGGCGGTGTCCTACTCGCGGACATCGTAAAAAGGAATAATCTCAGCACCTATGTGTCTGAGGCAATCAAAGAGCGCAGTCTTTTTATTAAGTCTGGTGCTGTTGTCCGTAACGCTCTTCTCGATTCAAGAGAAGGCGGTACCCGCATTCAAGTTCCTGAGTTCAACCCCGTGTCTCCCACCGAGGAGATTCTGGACGGTACAGCCACTTGGGGTACTAGCTCTGGTGGTTATCTGACTCCTCAGAAGATTGGTACTGGCACTCAGATTGCAACCATCTGCCATCGCGGTTTTGCGTATGCCGTAGATGACGTTGCAGTTTTGGCTGCTGGTGAAGATCCAATGCTTCACATCCGCAATCAGCTTGCTGATGCAATCAACAAGTTGAACAGCGCACGTCTGTTCTCTCAGCTTGCTGGCTTGTTTGGTACTGCCTTGTCTGCCAATGCGCTGGACAAAGGTAAGGCTGCTGCATCTGGTGGTGCGGAAGCTAACTTCCTGACTGCTGCAACAGTTGCAGAAGCACGTTCCAAACTGGGTGAGCGTGGCGAAGAGTTGGACACTTTGATTGTCCATCCTTCTGTTGCTTACTACCTGTATCAGGTAGGAATGCTGACCTTCTCTACTTCAGCACTTGCCGCTTCTGGCGCAGTGACCTGGGGTGGTGGCGGAGTTGGTATTGGTGCTCGCGAAGTTGGGGAATTCGCTGGAATGCGCGTAGTTGTTGATTCTGCAGTCAACACTGTTGCACCTGGCACCTCTGGCCACCAGCGTGAGTTCTATTGCTATCTGGTTAAGTCCGGCACCATCCTTGAGGGTGTGCAGCAGGACTTGCGGATTGAGGCAGACCGTAACGTGCTCTCGAAGCAGGACGTCCTGTCAGTTGACTACCACTCCACCTATCACGTGATGGGTACTAAGTGGTCTGATGCTGGCGACAACCCAACCAATGCCAACCTGGCAACGGCTAACAAGTGGGCTGCCACTTACGACATTGATCTGATCCCTATGGTTCAGCTCACAGTCAACAGTCCTCTGGATACCACCACCATCTGATCTTAATCAGAGTAAAGGCCCTACCATTAGGTGGGGCCACCTTATTTTTGTGCTATGGCTGCCACGATCAACGCCACACTGAAGAGTGCGACAGCCAACAGCTTTGTGACGTTGGCTGAAGCCGACGCTTACTTTGAAACCGTCCCAAGCAGCACGCAATGGGACAACAAGTCTGATGACAATAAAAATCGTGCATTAATCTCAGCCACCCGCTGGATTGACACGTTGAATTTTTACGGTGATCGTTGTGACACGAGCCAAGCGTTGAACTGGCCTCGTAACAATTATCACGTTGACCGTGTAGAGCTTGTTTGTAGCAGCATTCCGAACGATATTAAGTATGCAACCTACGAGCTGGCACGGGCATTAGCTAATGACACGGACTCGATTACAGGGACTACCGGCGATACGGGGTTATACGAATCCGTCAAACTCGGAGAGATGGAAGTCAAGTACAACACTTCTAGTCAAGCTACTGGAACTGTTAACAACGTATTCGACGTTTATCCTTGGCTTCAGTCTTATCTCGGCGCTTACTGCCTGGGTGGCAGTGGTTCGTATCAAGTTCGCACTGTGAGAGGTTGAGATGGCTGGAGCGTTAGACAGTTTATTTAAAAGTGTCGCTAAATCGGTTGTTGCTGATTTAGGCAAATCTTTTGATCACACTATTACTTACACTCGTAAAGTATCTCCAACGTATAACACCAGTACCGGTGCGTTAACGACGACTGATACGGCTTATTCGTTCGATGCACCGTTAGAATTTATCGAATCAGATCGTGATGAGAATCGAGAGGAGCGGCGTGCAAGGCTTTATATAACTCCTGATCTGATTGGTGACAACCAGCCGACAACGGAGGACACCATAACGTTGACTTATGCGGGCTCTAGTCGAGTTACACAAATTACTGAAGTTAAAACCTATCGGGGCGATCAAGAGTATATGTATATCGTAGGAGTCAGGTTCTGATGGCTAAAAGATCTATTGCCGACGACATCGAAAAAAAAATGTTTGACGACTTTGATCGTTTCGTAAAATTTACGGTGTATGAGTTGTCTACAGACTTTAATGCTGGTGGCGTAAGCCCAGTTTATACAGGATATTTTGCATCAAGCTGGACGGCAGCACAAAGCGGTTACGTCAGGAAAGAGGATCCAAAGACAAGTCAAGAGAATAGATCAAAAAAAGATCCTTGGGATAAAGCCTGGGAAAGCCGTGGAACCATTCCCGGCAAAATTAAAGAGCGTTTTGTAGGTAGTATAATGAAAAGAACGTTTGATTTTAGGAAAACGGTAAGAATTGGCAATACAACAAGTTATGCAGCTTTTGCTATGCAAAAAGGGCAAGTAGCATTTTTTGTGCAGGGAGAACTGCGTAAGTTGGTGGACAGATACTTTGGTGACCGAAAAGGTATGGCTGATCTTCGGGTTGGCGATCGTCCAGTCGTTACGCGCCCCTACGATCAGTACGGTATTGGTAGACGGCCTGGAAAAGTGCGTTCAACTCCAATCATGCGAGGGAGCCAGGAGCTATGACGCTAGTCAACGCTAGAGCTGCTTTTGAAAAAGCGGTTACTGATGCAGTTGCAGCAGTAGATAACACTGTGTTAATGGTATATGACAATGTTGCATATACAACGCCAGGCAAAACCAAGAAATACATTTTGATGCGAATTGATTTTGTGCAATCAACGCTTCAGACTCATGGAGCCGCGTCGGATTATTACAGCGGGGTCATTCAGTGCAACGTTTACGTGCCAAGAAACGCTGGTACGTCGGTTTTAGCAGCCCTGAGTGAAGCTGTAATTGATGGTTTGACTTCAGTAAACGCTTCTGGATATACAGATACTTTTAGCTCATCGCCTCGGGTAAAAGACGTTAATGGTCCGACGCCAATCGAGTTAGACGACGTTTCTCATTATTTGGCAATTATTTCTTGTCAATTTACTGCTATTGCATAGTATAGTGCGGTAAGAAACATTCTTTTGTATGCGTGCTTCGGAGCTGCTGCGGAACAAATTTGGGGTTAGTCAGCTTTACAAGCATGTTGTCGAAGACAATGGCGAAACAGTTTTGGAGGTCTACTGGCACCCGTTGACAATTGCAGAGCGTGAGTCCATTCAAAAAAAAGCTGACTCTGAAGACGCAAACGACTTTGCGTTGAACATGATGATTCAAAAAGCACTAGATGCTGACGGCAAACGTCTGTTTCAAGATGGCGAGAAGGCAGTCTTGAAAAATGCTGTTGAAGCATCAGTACTGCAAGAAATTCAACTAACGATGCTGGCTTCTGGAGCGGAAAGCAAGGTGGAGGAAGCGAAGGCAGACCTAAAAAGCGAATAACGACTGGCTTTTTATGTTTTTTCTAGCCAAAGAGCTAGGAATGACGCTTGTTCAGCTAACAACTCATCTAACGCAGGAAGAGTTGATTGGCTGGGCGGCTTTTTATGAGTTAAAAGCAGATGAAGAGCAGCGAACAATGGATCGCGCCAGGACTGGCAAGAGAGCGCAGACAATGAGTGGGAGGTAGACTGGGACGTAAGGTTCTGCGTTCTAATCTGTGGCCAACTACAACGTAGACATTGACGTTGCGGTAAACGGCTATAACCGTGTTGAGCAGAATCTTAAGAAACTTGACAAGTTAATTGGTAAGCCAAGGGTTATTGATATAAATCCTGGCATTCAGTTTAGAAAGTTTAGGCAAGACAAGCGGCAGTTATTGCTGCAGATGCGCCGCGCTGGCGCGGAGTCTGCTGTTGCTTTTCAAGAGGCGTTTGAGCGGGAAATGGCCCGCAACAGAAGAATTGCAGGAATGACTGCTGGAGCAGGCAGCCGAACGTTGCCTGCCGCTGCCGGTCCAATTGCGTTACTTCCTGCTGCAGCTGTTGGACAGTTTCAAAGAGCTGCAAATGCAGCAAAGATGATTGATGCTTCTTTTGCAAGTGCAAAACGTTCGATCGACAGCATGACAAATCAGCTGTTAAGAGCGCTACCTGGAACGGCTTCGGGTCCAGGTGTTCGAATTGCAGGATTACTTCCGGGAGCTGGCGGTACCGGCGGTAATGGCGGTTTTGGAAGTTTTAGGGCTCCCGGGATTCCCGGACCCAAAGGAGTTTCTCCAAGGTCGCCGTTTATTCCAGTACCTCCTCTTGGTTCTTCTCAGATAAATGTTCCTAAAAATTTAAATGCTGCTGTAGCTTCAGGTGCATTTCCGCTTTTGTTTGGAGGAGGTATTGGACAAGCTGCTGGCGGCTTTGCTGGCGGTTTTGCGTCCGGAAAAATGTTTTCCGGCCTGACAATTAGTATGCAGGTTGCTGGTGCCGCTTTAGATGCATTTATAGCTGATACTGCTCAAACAGGAAAAGCTTTAACGGAAACAGGGTCTGCGTTTCAGCTGATGAGCGAGCGCAGTTTATTTAGCACAAAAGAAACTCAAGAACGTGCGGCTAAGCTAGAAAAACTAGGTGAAAAGGAAAAACTTGCCGCGTTATTAACAGATGAGTTGACACAAAAAATTGGCAGCACAGGGTTTGACGCAATGCTTGACCTTGGCAAAGAAACAGATAAAACAACACGACTTTGGAACGAGCTTACGTTGCAGCTGCAGGCATTGATTGCTGGGCCTTTGGCTGAACTATTGTCAATTATTGGAAGTTTAATTGGCAATCAAGTTGAGTTAAACAGGCTTAACGCGTTACGTACGGATCTTGAAGGAACAGATGCTGGTAAACGATTGGAAAAAGAAATTTCGCAAAAAACTAAAGGTAAAACAGCAGAAGAGTTGTTAGGCGGCGGCAAAAACGCTGGATTTTTTGAAAATTTAGCGACTACAATTTTGATAGGGCCTGACGCGTTAATGGAAAAAACAGGAAAAACCTTAACAGGTGATAAATCGCTTGAGCTCAGCGGAGTTTTGTCCGATACACCTACAGAAGAGTTAAAAGCTCTTAGCAAAAAGTATGGAGAATTTCGACCAAAACCTCAAAACAATATAAGGCTTACTCCGGATATGCCAAGAAAACAAAAAGAAAGAGAAAGTCGCGTTCCCGAGTTACAAATTGAAGTTGACCTAACAGAAAGATTAAACGTTTTAAACAAGCAGATTTTAAAAGCCAGGCAAGACGAAGACCCGGTTAGAGAAGCTGCCTTAAAGATGGAAATAGCTCTTGAAAAACAAGCATCTAAAATTAAAAAAATAAATTTAGAAAAAATACCTCAAGAAGCAAAAGATTTAAAAATTAAAGAGCTTAAGTTGCGGACTGACCAGAAAATTTTTGAAACGAACCATGAACTGTCCGTTTCCAAAGCAGCTCAAGTCGAAAAAAATCAAGAAATAATTTCTAGTTTTGAGGACCAAAACAAGTTGCTTCAGGCACAGCTTGATGGTCGCTTGGACGAGGAGGAGATAGAGCAAAAATTGTCAAAACTTGCAAAAGAAAACAAAGGCTTGGATGTAGAAAAGGTTCGTGATATTTTAGAAGCCAATGATGCTCTAAAAAAACAAGTTGAAATTGCTAAATCAATAGAGGCTTTTTATGAACGTATTGGTTCAACAATTCAGTCTGGAATTGTGGATGGAATCATGGGTGCAGTCGAAGGCAGCAGATCTTTAGCAGAATCACTTTCTGGCATTCTTCGGCAACTTGGCGGAATGTTTTTGAATGTAGGAGTTGGAGCTTTGGGTCAGTCAATCGGCATTCCGGGCTTCAAACCGTATGCTCAAGGCGGATATGTGTCTGGTCCAACCAACGCTTTGATTGGTGAAGGTGGTGAGCCTGAATACGTCATTCCTGAATCTAAAATGCGTACAGCAATGTCGCGTTATTCACGCGGCAGCCGTGGTGATTCTGTTATTTCAGGCTCTGGCGCAACTGAATCAACAGGAGAAGGAGGAGGAACTGCTGTTGCCGCTCCAATCGATGTTCGATACACAGTTGAACGCATTAACAGCGTTGACTACGTGACTGCTGATCAATTCCAAACTGGAATGCAGCAGGCTGCACAGCAAGGTGCTAAACAGGGTGAACAGCAAACCCTGAAGCGTTTACAAATGAGTGGCAGTACACGTAAGAGGATTGGAATATGAGCGAAGAAATCAAGGGAAGTCAGTACGCTTTAGGCCAACTCGTAA